TGAAAGACGAAATAATTAAACAGTACGAAGACCCAGAGACACTAGAAATAGTGACCGTGAAGCGTACGCCAGAGGGCAAAACAGTCGAAGGACGGACGACTCGAGAAGGTCGCAAAGCCGTCACAATCCACGTAAACTCGCTCAATATTGAAAATCCGGACGAGGGCGACCTAGCAGCAAAGAAGATAATCGAGGAGCAAATCCTTCCGGAGCTAGGTAATCGAGTCGTATTGGTGACTGTAATACACAAGGAAACGCTTATTAAGGCGACTGTAAAGACCAAGTATACAAAGGTGCGACAAGTAGCCGAAACGCTCATTGCGGGCTTCCCACAGCCAACACAAGAGCTTTCAGCACCTAACCCGAAGGACTTTATCATTGTGGAAGTCGAAGGAGACGACGTCCGCGTAACCTCACTTGTTTAATATGTTACAACGCACAATACACGCGCTCGAGGTCGTACAAGGTTGCTCGTTGGTTATCTTTGAGACGCACGACGAAGCGGAAAACGGGGATATGCAGCACATTTTAGTGTGGTTCACCAAGTTTAACGACAAGTTCTACGGTGATTTTGTACAGATTAAGGAGGATACGGACTTACCGGAGCTTGTAGCGGTGCTCAAAGAGCAAGCCACCAACACTTTAACCGAGCTTAATAAATAACTATGAGTAATTATACTTTTCGTGCAGTAAGCAAAACCGTTCGAGAGAAGGGCAAGAAAGTAACCGGAAAAGCGCTCGACGACTACTTTGGTAAGCACCAGTACGGGTATCGAGTGAAAGGCAAGAAGCGCGTATACAACCAAGAGCAGTTCGATAAGTACTATGAAATGCAAGAGCTCGAAGCCAAAGATTAAATATGAAAAAGGAAGTAACTAAAATTGTAACTGCGTGTGACTACTGTGAGGAAGAAATAGTTGGTAACAGCCACCGGTTTAGTCAACCAGCTATTGAAGGCGGGGTAGAAATAGGCTCGAAGCGTGACTTTGATTTACACGCAGAATGTATGAAAAAACTTGTGGTCGAGTCTTTACTAAGCAGGGAAGCTAAAAAAGCATAATATGAAACTAGAAACAGAAAACCACCACCACGAGAAGGTAGGTATCTACGCAGTATCGCGTAAAGCCGGTCGAAAGGATATTGCTACAGCACAAGCAATGCTTGAAGTTGTCGACGCTTCCGAGAAGGAGTGGGCAGACAAGTACGGTATGAAAGCTTGGGCAATCGCTCACGCGCAGCTTACCAAGTCACCAGAGCCACTTTGTATCTTTGTAGTTCACCCGTCACTTGTAGAAGAAGGACTCAACCCACTTAACGCGGGCTTTCCGTCACGAATGATTTTTAATGCTCAAATCCTTTCAGCCGAGAAGGAGCTTGTAACCTACAAGAACGTACGCAAGACAGTCTTTAATGAGAAGACCGGACGCCGAGAGATACACGATCGCGTGCCGGAGAAGTGCACCACGCCAAATATCTTTGAGCCGAAGGAAGGTTGTATGAGTTTTACGCATAGGAAACCTAAAAAAGTACAACGCGTGTATCGAATGACGGTACGGTATTGGTATCCTCGCAATATACTCGGTTTTTGGGTATTGTGGCGACGTACGGAACGTGTAGAGGGTTTGAAGTCTCAAATCTTCTCGCACGAGCTTGAACATTTTGAGGGACATAATATTTACTATAAGAATAATGACGCTTAAGAAAGACCCACTCTACGACCTAAAGCTTCTCGACTATCGAATGGAGAATGAGAAGTACCGATACTACGAACCGTCCGGAGTGGCGGAGGATTTTATCAATGCGTTTGGAAGCAACGACTACTTCATTTTGTTTTTGAGCGCTGCAAACGGTGTAGGTAAGACCGCACTGGCAGCGAACATCATTGCGAACATATGCTACCCCCATAACAATCCTTGGTTCCGTGGTGGGCTTTTTGATAATTGGGAGTACTTGAAGAAGGGACGTATCATCACCGAGTCAGACTTGGTGGAGAAGAACGTGGTTAATGAGCTCAAGACGTGGCTACCAAAAGACCGCTACGTCACGAAGAAAGCAGGGAAGCACTACGACTCGCGCTTCTTTACTGATACCGGCTTCGATTGGGACATTATGACCTATGACCAAGACCCTATGCAGTTTGAAGGAGTCACGCTCGGTTGGGCTTGGTTTGACGAACCGCCACCGGACGTACTACTCAAGGCGACAATCAGCCGTATGCGTAAAGGTGGTATTATTATTATTACAGCGACACCTATTTCCGGCAGCGCTCACTTGTACGATATGTTTGCCAACGGGCAAATTGAAACGACCGTACAGCTTCGAGAAGGTGAGGAGCCGGTAACAGTGAAGCGTCGAGTATTTCACCTTACAGCGGACGTTGAAAGCGTTTGTTTTACTAAAGACGTTGAAGTTCTTACCAAGCGTGGTTGGGTAGCGTTTAATAAAACCAAAGGCACGGACAAATTTGCTAGTGTCGACCCCTTTCATAAGACTTTCTCATATCAAGAAGCAACTCGCTTTATTCACAAAAAAACTACAGCGCTTGTAGATATAAAGGGTATAACGTGTACTCCAGACCACTTATTCCCAGCGATTAGAGACGATAAGCGTTTGCATATAGTCGAAGCGCAGCAGCTCTACCGAGGTAATCGACTACTTAATAGTGCCAAACTAGAATTAGTTGGTGCAGACTACTCACCATTATCAGAGGTAAAACCCTTGGCTTGGGCTCGTTTTATTGGTTGGTATTTAGCGGAAGGTAGTTACGCGGGAGCAAAGACTGGTGTAAAGGTAGGAAAATACCAAGTTTATGTCTCACAAAAAACAAAGCGCAAGCAGTTGCGTAAAGACTTGCAAGCGACCGGACTAGATTGGAAAGAGCGTGCCAACGGTGATTTTTGGCTTTCACACAAGCGTTTACATTCCATTGTGAGTGAATATAGCAGTGCCAAGCAAAAAAAGCTTCCACGGTACGTTTTTGACGCTACAGTAAAGTATCAACGCGAAGTGCTAACAGGGTTAATTCTTGGAGACGGCGACTGCCGAGAAAATGGGCGCTGGCGCTACCGGACTACTTCATCGCAACTAGCCGACGACGTGCAACAACTTGGAGTCCAGCTTGGTATGGCAACATACATAAGTAAAACAGAAGTAAAAGAGCGTTTTATTAGAGGAAGAAAATTGCCAGCTTCCATAATGTATACCGTTTACCTTCGCGAAAATGCCAGTAATACGTACATTGCAAGAAAGCCGGAAGTATTCACTGTTCCAAAAACAGACGTTTATTGTGTTTCCGTACCTAACGAAAACCTTATTGTCCGTGATAAAATAAACAAACGACCCCTTATTGCTGGAAACTGTAAGGAGCACGGTATCCGAGGACACCTAGAGCACAAGCATATTGAGCAAATGGTAGCCGAGTATCCGGAAGACGAGCGACAAGCTCGTGTCTATGGTAAGTTTCAACACCTTATTGGACTTGTGTATAAAAAATGGAACAGAGACGTACACGTTATCGAGCCGTTTGCGCTTGACCCGCGAGAATGGTGTGTATATCACTCACTCGACCCGCACCCGCGTAACCCAGACGCGGGGCTTTGGATAGCCGTAAACTCGAAGGGGACAAAGATTGTGGTTGACGAGTATTACGAAAACCCAGACACGGTGCAAGATATGGCGTACGACCTTAAGAAGAAACACTCTATTTACCGTATGGAGCGTCCGTTTACTGGCGACCCGTCTATGTTCGTCGAAGACCAGCATACGCAGCGCTGTTTGGCGACTATGCTGCAAGCGGAAGACCTCGTATACATTGAAGCGTCAAAGGCACGAGCAGCCGCAGACAAGCGTATTGAGACAGCTTTGGACTATCGAGAAGTAAACGGGCAGATAATCAAACCACCGGAGTTGTATGTATTTTCTAATTGTAAGCGCTTCATATACGAAGTCGAGCACTGGCGCTGGCAAGAGTGGAAGGGTAAGACTGGCTTTGATAAGAACCGGAAGGAGCAGAAAATCGACAAGGACGACCACACAATCGAGTGTGCCGGACGTATTCTTATCCAAGAGCCACAGTTCCGACCATATATTAAACAGCAGTACCACAGTGCTATTCAAACAATGAGTTCAGACGACCCATATGCGAGCTAATACAAACACAGCACTACGAACGCCGGAGACGTGGGAACGGTACCAAAATGAACCACGTCGACCGCAAGGCACTTGTTTTATGTGCGACGCAAACGCAATAACTATTGTGCGCGAGTATAGTCACTGGCTTATTATTGAAAATAACTTTCCGTACGACGCAGTCGCAGAAATTAGTCACTTACTAATACCTAAGCGGCACTTTAACTTTAAGGAGACTATGGAGTTAGAGGAAGCGCAACAACTTAAATCAATAGAGGAAATGGCAGACGCAGAACAGAATTATGATTGTATTTTAAAAAACTTTAGTGTTGGACAATCACAACCACAGCACGCTCATTACCACTTGATTAAGTGGATACGAACCAATAAATAAACTGTTTATAACCTAAGTATTAAAAGTGTATTGTTCTGTATAAATTGCTAGAATATAACCGGTATGAGATTAGAGCCCTCATACTTTGCTAGGCAGAAGGGACGCGACCCTTTCTTTCTTACTTAAGCAGACCCCCGAGCGAACACGGGGGTTTTGCTATCCACAACCATATCGTCGACTTGACCAAAATGGTTTACTTATTGTGTGGTATACTAAAGGTTGATTTATACACCAGTTGTCCACATATTTACTCACAAAATCAGTGAAGTTTCAGTGAAGAAAAGTGGTAATATATTGGGGTATGGTCCAAAATACAAAATCTAGTCTTTTCGCAGCTAACCCAAGCTTGGTGAGCCATACAACTTTCCGTGGGTTGGCGTCGAAAGGACTTAAACAACGTTGAAAAGCACGCATTTTGCGTGTTTTTTCGTGTCACCTTGCAACTCGGGCTTCTTGCAATAAAAAAACCTAGTCCGTTACAAAATCAGAGTAGTTGGTTGAACGTAGGAACCATAGCAAGTGAGTGGGGACACCTTTGCTCGCAATGTGGCTAAACATTGCGTCCTACGTTAAGCCCGCTACTCAAAGTTCCCGTTAAGGTTCATATGCGAAAGCTCGGAAAACAAGTTGACCACTCTTGCCGAGCCGTCTGGTATGTATCGTAGCGGAAACGTCCCACGTCTTGTTTGAAAAAAGAAACTTCGTCGTTTTTGTTTTTATTGCAATAACAACTACCTTTAACGAAGTGGAAGGAACAAACAGAAGACCTCTAGGAAACCGACACCAACCGCACAAAAACTTTTGCAATAAATCCTTACCAAAAAGGAAAAGTGGGGCTATACCTTATTCACAGAAAAACATTTTGACATTTTACTTTTTAGTATTTGCAGTGTGATACAATACAAGGGACGCCAACCCAATAAGTAAGAAAGATAGTCGCCAAACTAACTCGTGCTCTCGAGTAATTATTACTGGCGATATTTTTTATATAAATGGCGACGGCTAAAACTAAAAAGAAAGTCGAAAAATACGAAGCTCCAAAAAAAGACGTCGAGGAGCAAGTAGAAGACGACAGCACCACCGAAGCTCGACCAGACTTTACCGAGCTCATTAAACAAGCCACTTCTGAATGGGAGCAGGGTTGGTGGTTTATGAAGCCACGTTGGGACGAGTGGGCACTCCGACTCAAGCTCTACAACAACCAGAAGCGAGACAAAGAAAGCGTTGGTGATACAACGTTATTTTCCGTATTTCAAACAATCATTGCTTCACTCTATGAAGACCGTCTCGCTGCCAAGTTCTCTCCTCGAGAGATTGGAGACGACGAAATTGCCGAAAACCTCGACCTCGTAGCAGACTACGACTACGACATAATGGAAAAGGACATTATCGACTATGAATGGGACTTTGAAGCTGCCTTTTTTGGACGTGGCTTGCTTTGCGTAATGGACTTCGACGAAGACACCCTTACACTTTCTCCGTACGTGTGGAACCGTATGGTAACCGTACGTGACCCAGAAGCGAGCAGTGTAAACGGTGACCGTTCCGGACGTGGCGCTTCACGCTTTATTTACCGTGAAATCCGAATGACCAAAGACCAGCTCCGAGAAAACCCAGAATACTTCGATTTTGAGGATATTAAAGCGACTGGAGCGAAGAATGACACCAAGAGTCCACTTGACCAGTATATGCGCGATACCGCGGACGCTGCGGGGCTAGGAGACGTACAGAAGTTCGCCAATATCGACGGCGATAACGCTACTCTACGACTCCGAGAAGGGTTTACCCGTTGGAACGGGAAGCTTTGCTTTGTAACCATAGCCGATAACGGTAAAAAGGTTATCCGATACCAAGAGCTCGACCGCAAGACAATTCCAATTGTTGACCGTGTGCTTTTCCCTATTCCAAACTCTTTCGACTCGGTATCAGTACCGGACTTGGTAGAAGACAAGCAACGAGCTCGAGCGGTTGCGCTTAACCTCTCTCTCAAGGGAGTAAAAGCAAATCTTCACCCTATGTACTTGTTTGATAAGAACAAGATTGACGAGCGCCAAGACTTCAACTTTGCCTTCAATAAGTTTATTCCAGTCGAAGGAAACCCAGCCGGAGCAGTAGTGCCAATGATTAAAGACCATATCAAGCAAGACGTAAGCTTCATTATGGATACGTTGGCAGCGTCAGCCGAACGAGCTACCGGTACTCCAGACATTAAGCAGGGAGCAAACCCAGACGGAGACACTACCGCGACTCGAGACGCACTTGTAGCGCAGGGTTCAGACAGCCGGTACGGGCTTGCTGCACGTATTTTTGGTTGGTCGGAACGACGCTTTTGGCAAGAGTACTACAACCACCTCAAGGAGAATATGGACGAGGGTATCCACGAGAAAATGGTGCACGTTGTCGGTGCACTTGGAGCTACGTGGCGACCGTTTAAGAAGAAGGACTTGGTTACTCCAGCAGACCACGCCGACCCAAATATCAAGATTGAGAGTAAGGCAGTAGCGGACGCTCGACGCTTTAATGAAGCACAGCTTTTCCGTGACTATATGAAGCTTGCAGCAGCAGACCCGACTGCACAAATCCGTTCCGGTATGCGCCATTACGGCAAGCTTATTGGTATGAAGCAAGACCTTATCGAGCAAATCTACCCACCTACAATTGACGAATTACGCGCCGAGGAGGAAAACCAAATGATTAACGACGGCAATAAGGCGCTTGTAATGCCGGAAGACGACCACTACCTACACCTTCAAATCCATAACAAACTTCCGGACTCTCCAACTAAAACAGCTCATATGAACGCCCACAAACGAGCGCTCATTCTTCAGAAGGTAAACCCAGAAATGATACCGCAAGCACCAGCACAGGGAGCAGCACTACCGCAAGACGCGCTGCCAAACCCAGCGCAAGACCGCTCGACACGCGCTTTACCAGCTAACCTATAACGCTTATGCCAAAGAAAACCACTACAAAAGCCAAAAAGGTTACCAAAAAACGAGAAAAAGCGGTTGAAAACGAGCCGGTAAAGGTACTAGACCTTCACAAGCCGTTCGATTTGACCGACGTTTCACGCGAAACACTCGAAAGTTACACGTTTTACCTTAAAGAATTGGTAAATAGTGCCGGTTGGAAGCTTATGTCACAGGTACTTGAAGGTAATTTGAGCATATTAGAGCGCCAAATTATTACCAAGAAGCAAGTATTGACCGGCGCAGCACTCTCGAACGAGGACGTAGACAAGCTCCGCGACCAACACGAAATCCTTACCGAGCTTATGCAGAAGCCACACGAGCTTATTGCCAAGTACGGGAAGCCAGGCGAGCCCATACCTTCACCGGATTATGACCCGTATGGTGGTGACCGAAAAACCGTTAATGCAGCAACTATGAGTGACTCGACATAGGCTCGCAAAGGGAAGTTTGAACGGGGTTGGCGACGCTCCTTCCTCAAGCTTCCCCCTGCGAGTCCGTGTCGGACTCAATCCTCACTTAACCAAGTGAGAGCGCAATTCCTACAATTTAGTTTTAACCCGTTTTCTATCTTGTAGTGTGCTTAACCAAAAAAAATTATGACGGAGACAACAGATACCCACGACGAAGCCGCAGAAGACGTAGTGGAGGAAGCAGCGGACACCGCTGCCGAAGACGCCGGAACCGAGGAGGATAACTCTAAAGAGGAGTCCGACGCCGCGGACGAAGGCACTGCGGAGGAGGAAGAAGATACCCAAGAGGAGGAGGATAAAGACGAGGAACCGCCAACGCGGAAGCCACGTACTAACGCCGATTGGGTAGCTCTACGCCGGAAGCAAAAGCTTGAAAAGCAAAACGCTTCAAAAGATGAGCAGGGGGAAGACGAAGACGAGGACTCCGAGGAGGAGGACGTCAACGACGAGGACGCCAAACTTATTGATAAACGAATTGAGAAACACCTAGCGCCACTTAAAGAAAAGGAAGCGCTACAGGAGCTCAAATCAGAAATTGACGAGTTTGTCGCTCAAAACCCCGACTTCAAACCGTTTGCAGCAAAAGCCCTTAAGTGGGGGCAACACCCTTCTTGGAAGGACATACCCACCAAACAGCTTATGCACGCAGCGGCGGGAGATAAGTTGCTCTCAATTGGTGCGAAACGCGCCAAAGCGGTAGCAGAGAAGACCCAAAAGACGAAGACTGGAACAAACGCCGGTGGAAACAGTGGCGGCACAAAGCCAGTTATGGAAATGACAGACGAGGAGTTCGAGCAAGAAATCCAACGAGTCAAGACCGGAGGAAGTAAATAATTACTAAATTACTAGAAAAAAACGATATGAGTACAACTACACGAACGCAAATCCCAGCGGAAGTAAACAACTTCTACTCACGGACTTTGCTTATGCGTGCTGTTCCACTTTTCCTTCACACCCGTTTTGGACAAGTGCGTGACATTCCGCAGAAAGCTGGTAGCTCAACAATCAAGTTCCGTCGATACGGTAACCTTGCAGCAGCTACAACCCCATTAACAGAAGGAGTCACTCCAGCCGGTTCACAAATGAGTGTTACCGACATTACTGCCACAGTAGCGCAGTATGGAGACTTCGTTACATACAGTGACGTCGTAGACTACGAGTCGCAAGACGCAACGCTTACAGAGTTTGCCGAAGTTCTCGGTGACCACCGTGGAGTCACACACGAACAATACGCTCGAGACATGCTTACGGCGGGTCCGACTGTAACCTAAGTCGGACAGACCGCTCGTGGTGACATCACAACTTCAAACCTTATTACTGCTACAGAAGTACGTAAAATGGTACGTACTTTGAAGAATAACAAGGCGAAGCGTGTCACTCGTATGATAGCTGCTTCTACGGGAGTAGCGACCGAACCAGTCGCGCAAGCGTATATCGGTATTGTCTCACCAGACACTACTTTTGACTTGCAGGACGAAACCGGTTGGGTACCAGTTGAGAAGTACAGCGCAGCAATGAAGATTATGGACGGCGAAGTTGGAAAACTTGGTGACGTTCGCTTTATTGAAACTCCAAACGCGAAAGTGTTTGAAGGCGAGGGTGCTTCGTCAATTGACGTACACGGAACAATTATTATGGGTATGGAAGCATACGGCGTATCACGAATTAGTGGTGCAGCTCTCCAGAACATTGTTAAGCCGCTTGGCTCCGGAGGAACCGACGACCCGCTTAACCAGCGTGGTACGACCGGTTGGAAGGCAACGTTTGTTGCAAAAATCCTCAACGACGACTTCATTGGTCGTATTGAGCACGCGGTATCTAGCTAGTTGTAGTTGTTAATGAAGTGGTGGAGACACACGCCAACCCCATTATTAGGAGCAGTAACAATTAAAGGACTATGTCAAAGTATAGCGAAATGGCTTATGCAGAATTGCAAGCAGCCGCAAAGGAGCTAGGACTTCCGGCTAACGGTACCAAAGAGGAGCTCTTAGAGCGTCTTGAAGGTGCTACTCCAGCGGAAACGCCAGAGGAGCCGGAAACCAAAACTCCGGAAGAACCGGAAACTCCAGAGGAAACCGAGGAGGAAGAACCGGAGGAGCCAGAAGCTCCAGCCGAACCAGCAGCAAAAGCTAAAGTTTCAGACCGTGAGGTTGAAAAGCAATGGCGAGGGGACGCACTGAAAATGAAAGAGCACCTAGCGAAGCAACGCAAAGTGTCGATTATGATACCTCTTGAGGTAGGAGTCGCTCCAGAAGTTGCGGAAAAGATACCGTTTGTAGTCAATATGAACGGCTATCGTTTTCAAATCAAGCGAGGTACGTTCGTTGACGTGCCAGAGCAAGTTGCAAATATGATTAAGGAACGTCTCGAGTCCGAAGGGAAAATCGGACGAAACCTACGTATTGACCGCGACCAGAATACCCTTGAAGCGCTCGGTTAGGCATTATTAGCCACTTAAACTGAAAAAAGATTATGTCAGTAAAGGCAACAATGAACGCGAAGGGTGCAGACATTGAGTTCGGTACTATAACAGGTGCCGACCCAGCAGCCGTCGCAACCGACGCAGAAGGTAACGTAGTTCTCACCATTGCCGGTGCAGATACTAGCGACCTTATCTTCGTGACACCACGAGGACTCGCAGCCGGACTCGTTATTGTAGAAGCGACTGTTACAGCCGCTAACACAGTAACGCTTAAGGCGCTTAACGCGACCGAGACGGCTTCTATCGACGACGCAGCGTCCAGTTTCGACTATATGCTCGTTAAGGTAGCAGCGTCTTAACCAAACGCTCCAAGCCCTGCTCCGTTTCTCTCACGAGGGAAACGGGGACAGGGTACGGAGCTCCACAAAAATTATGACAGGTACCACTTTCGCAGCTTATATACGCTACTTAACCAAGACTACTTCCGCCACACTCACGGACGCGAACCTTCTTATGCTCGCAAATGTCGAACAGGCAGCGCTTGCAGAAGAAATTGCAGCCGAAGTGGACGAGGGCTACTTCATTATGGAGGACGTCCGCGCCTTGGAAGCAAACACTCGGAAGTACACGTATCCACAAGACTTTTTAAAGAGTCTTAAGTACGTCGCCGCAAAGCTCGACGGGAGTAACTGGCAATACCTACGGGAAATCGACTTTGGTTTTATTGAGGGGCGTAACCTTCCGCTTATGGAGGAGTCCCAAATCCAAAACGAGTTTTCCGACAAAGAAGCAAAATATATGCTCTTTGGCACCGAGATAATGATTTTTAACGGGGCAGCTATTACAGCCGTCTCCGGAGGACTCAAAATCGCTGGAGAGGTATATCCAGAAAACCTCGTGACTGGAGACTTAAGCAGCAGTGCTTTACTCTCCGTTCCAAGTACGACGACAGCGGTACGACTTCCACTGGCAGCGTATAAGCCGCTGGCGAAAATGGTATCTATCGCTTACAAAACGTCAAAAGACAAGCCACTTCCACTTACAGAAGACGAAAAGCTTTTGCCGGTGGATAAAGCAAATCTATGGAAGAAGCTGCGCGGACGTAACGCCGTGCGCGTCATTCAAGGTTCCGTTCCTTATATGGACGGGCAAAATTATTAACTTATTTATTCAGAATATGTCAGAACAAATTGAAAAATTCGTTGCCGACGTTCTTGCAGCCGAGACGGTGGAAGCGGGGGTAGAAATCTACCTTGCTGCTCCAAAGCCGGTACGCCGAGAAGCGTACAACCAAATCCGCGAGAAAAACGCGGCACTAGGCAAAAAAATCCGTGCAGCAGCCGAGGAACGACGAGGTATTGCGTTCCGCACGCAAGACGGTGACCTTGTGCTTGGGCGAGACGCGCTCAAAGAACAAGTACTCCGATTAGTAGGAAAAATTGTAGAAATGGATAATCGTAAAGCGCTCCTAGGAGAGCGTGTGGTCGAGCTTAAAAAGCAAGCACAAAAGTTCTACGGGGACGAGTTCCTTGCAGAATTGGAGGGCGTAATCGAGCAAGCATAGTATGGCAGACGTAATATACAACGTGTTCAAGCTCAATATAATGAACGGTGGTATTGACCTTGATACGAACACAATCTATGTAATGTTGGTGACGAGTTCCTACACTCCAAACCAAGATACGCACCTCGACCGTGCCGATGTAACGAACGAAGTAACCGGAACCGGTTACACTTCCGGAGGTGCCGAAATCACATCAAAGACGGTAACGCAAGACGATACCGACAACGAAGGAGTCTTTGACGCAGCAGACGTTACGTGGAGCACCGCTACCATTACAGCTCGAGGAGCAGTAATTTACAAGTCTACCGGTTCAGCCGCTACGGATACTCTTATTTGCTACCTTGATTTTGGTTCCGACCAGAGTTCAAGCGCCGCAGACTTCATTATCGCGTGGAACGCAGAAGGTATTATCAACTTGGGTTGATGATACCACATATAACTATCGTGTCCTCACCCAGCCCTACGGGGTTGGAGTGAGGACAGGAACATTATGTCAATAATAGACTATAAAATAGTTCGACTTTCACACGAAGGTCGTTACGTAAAAATCAAGGTACGTGTATACGCCGGTAGTTTTGGTGCAGTTAAAGAAATTGAACCAGACACAGGATTGAAAAAAACAACAAATAAATATGTACGTTCTAAAAAAATACAAGACTTTGAGCTTGAGTACTATGTTCCAGAAAATATGTCTCGCCAAGAGTTTATCAAAACAGCCCAGATTTTTTTAAACGAGCGCTTAATTGCGTTTGCAGGGAAAAAGGGGTACGTGGTAATTGACCAGCAAAAAGATGTTTTAAATAAAAAGCAAATGTTGGCAGTAAAAGAAACTACTATATGGAAAGCACTATAGATATAAATGATTTATTGCACGTTACACGATTACACGGGCAGCCCGTAGCGGCCTTACCGTGTCCAATTGAAGAAGACGGTAAAATCAATCCTCACGTTTCACTTTTCTATTATGGTGAGGGGCGGGTTGTTTCAGTTTTTCACGTTAAGCCAATTTACTATGAGCACGTAACGGGGGCGTGGCGACCGATGTATGAAGTAATGGAGTATTACGGCAATCACAAATATGTCATTAAATACGATAAGCTAAATGATATTCACCCAAATTTTTTGCAATGGCTCATTAAACGCCAAGCCTTATTGCGTAATGGTCACGTATTTATTACTAACCCCTACGACCAAAAAGAAACCTATGTGCTTACCGACCAATTAGGTATACTTGGTGCCGCGCAAATTAGCTTTACCACACTTACTGCGTACCCAGACCCCGACCCAGAAACTACTACCGTAGACGGATATATTTTATGTGGATTAAATGGTTCTTCTGTACCTTGGGCAACGCTTCGTGCGGGTGGCTCAGCACTAAGTGCAGACGATAGCAGTACAATTTTACTATCAGAGCCAATAAACCTAAACACCATTGCCGTGTCGCAATTACGACGCAGTATGACACTTTTTGATACTAGTAGTATTGGCAGCGGCTCTATAGACAGTGCCACCTTTAGTGGATATGGTTTTCAACAACGTAACTCAGATAACGACGGCTTAGACACTATTGACATTATCGAAGCTAGTCCAGCAAGTAATACCGCATTAGTATCCACTGACTTTACTAATTTTACTTTTACCAGCTATGCCAGCCTAGATATAACCGGTATGAGCGCTAGTGGATACAATGATTTTACGTTATCACCAACTACAATTATAAATAAATCAGGAGTAACAAAGTTAGGGATTATTGAAGGACACGATTTTAGTGACGGAACGTCACCAGGGTTACCGTCAAGCGATAATTCTAACTTTTTACGTTTTTATTCAGCAGACCAGAGTGGTACTAGTAATGACCCTAAATTAGTAGTCGAGTATACCGCTGCCGGCAATACGACTATAAATCCAAGTACACAAGTTGTTACTCTTTCACTTCCAGCAGGAACAGTAACGGGAGAAGCACAAGTATCAGTAGCAGCACAGTCTTTGAGCTTTTCATTACCAACTGAAACAGTTACAGCAGATTGGAAAGTAAATGTAAACACGCAAGTAGCTACCTTTTCTATTCCGGCGTATACAGTACAAGCTCAAGGAGTATCTGTTTTGCCAAGCGCACAAGTACTGTCTTTTTCACTTCCCGCCGAAACCGTGCTTGGTAACGCAATAGTGTCACCAGACGCGCAATCGCTTACGTTTTCTATTCCAGTTAGTAGTGTAAAAGCAAATTGGCAAGTAGGAGTAAACCCCGTCGTTTTAACAGTAACTCTACCAACGCTAGTTTTCGTCGGTGCTTTGTGGGGACGTACAGCCCGCACAACGACCGGTGCAGATTGGACACGTTCAGTTAAAAATAATGACGCGTAACATATGTTTAACCAATTAGTATTACCACTTGCAATCTTCCTCATAGGAGCCTTTACCGGCTTTCTTATGGGATGGTTTGGGCACAAATACGTATCGCATAAAGAAATTGCTAATTGGGAGCGATCCGTTATTACTGTAGTCGTTACTTTTGCGTGGGTAGTATCAGTAATTCTTGATATTGCACTTCAATCATACGAAACACCAGTCGCCCTACACGGCGTTATGGGTATGGTAGTTGGATATTTCTTTGAGGGGAGTATCTTTAATAAAGACAAAAAATAAGCTATGCCTTCCTTACTAAAAGCAAATACAAAATGGTTACGAGTAATTGTTTTTGCAATGGTATTTATGGCAGTACCGGCAATGTTAGAACAAAGCAATAACTCGTATCAGCGT